TGTTAATAATACACAAATCTCTTCACCTGTTGCAGGTAAGTAGATTTGTGTATTATTAACAGTATCTCTTGTAAGAATCCAAGGATAATAAGTTGCTGTGTAGTTAGAATCAATACCTGTGTTATCCAAATTATCAACCGCTTCTTGAGAGTAAATGATATCTAAAGGATTAGTTGCATCAGGAGTATACATTTGATAATCAGGAGTAGTTGCAATGTAAACTGAATCCGCTCTTGAGAATTGTACCATGTCGATAGTCTCTTCTACAAGGTTAGAGTTGTTTACATAATCGATACTTGATGTTGCAAATACGTTGATATTAGTTGATTCAGGATTTGCAAATGTCAAGATACCGAGTAAGTAAGCGTAGTAGTCAGTGTTTGCAAAATCTTGAGTATTGTTTTGAACTACAATTCTCTTGAATAGACCATCACCAGTTGCATTTGGATATCTTGTTGAAGGAGCTGCTCCTGCCAAGTATCCTGTCGCTCCTAACACGAATCTATCTTGGTTAGTTCTGAACTCTCTATAGATGTCCCATCCATCAAATCCACCTGCAAAACACACTGTATATTTTCTTGAGAAGATAAAGTAGTATGGGTTTTCTTGAGTTTCAGGGTCTCTTGTAAAGTCAGCAACACCACACTCGAATGCAGTTTGACCACTTGTCATAAATGAGTTAGAAATCGTAACAACAGTTGCACCTGAGTCCATGTGGAAACCTTTACTTAAATAGTTCCAAGCAGAACCATCAACAGGTAGTGGAGACTGAATCCAATTCAATGGGTTCTGTGTTCCTTTATATTGTAAGAATGAATCATCAACACCAAATTGACTTGAGAAACCTAAATAACTTCTTCTTACAATATCACCTGAAGATTCAACAACGTCAGTTGGTGCTCCGAAAGGAGGATTGTAAATAACCTCACCAGGGAAATAATATTTTGTTTTGAAAATTGGAACTGGTGAAGGGTTTGTTACAGATTCGTATTCTCTTTGAGTATATCCGTAGAAACCACAAGGAATTGCATCTACAGGTGCTTCATCCGCCATTTCAATCATTATGTATCGTGAAATCAATGCGTACTCACCATCAGTAGAACCTATTTTCTTAGCAACAAAGTTGTTGGATAATGGGTCCATGTTACAGTTTGTAAATTTCTCAATAACTACAGGGTTTGCGTCGGTGTCAAAGAAATTTCTAACCAACACATCAAATGTCATGTTGTTAAATGATAAGTTAGTTATTGAAACTTTTACTTCAGTGTTTGCTGAGTTACCATCAGAAATTGAAACGAACTTAAATAAGTTATACACTTTATTACCTCTTAATTCAGAAACTAAGAATGGTGTACTTGGTGCCTTATATTGTGTTACGTTATAAGCGATTGATGTTGGATCTTCAGTTCTTGCCTCAGGTAGTGCAATCAAATTACAATTTAATCCACGAATATATCCTTGATTGTAAGCGTAAGTCAAAGTTGCAGGATAAATCTCTTCAACATAAACAGGAACTTCATTTCTTGATTTACCGAAGTTATCAACTCCTAATACTTTTGTGATGTATTTTGAAGAAGATGCCGACATTGAAGTTTCAAAAGAAAAATTGTCTCCGTCTTTAGTCACACCTGAAATTAAGAATGATTCAAACGGTGATTGTGTTACTCCTGAATATTGTTCAGTACAAACTAACTGTAAATCAGTTAACCCACTTACTTCATAAATCGGACCGTGGTTATCACTTGTAGCACTATTAGTAAATAAAGAAATACCTCTTGAACGTAAAGTTGCAACAACCATGTTGTTGTATTCTGAGTAAGCGGTACCTGAATAGGTGTATGTTTTACCTGTAATAGTACCACTAAATGTGGATGACGCACCAGAAGTTAATGAACTAACATTATAAAAGAATGAATATCCTGAATATGCATTTCCTGATGTAATATCGAAGTTAGCGTAATACCAAGGGTCATTAGAATCTGCGGATAAATCGTTTGTTGCTAAATTAACACTGTCACAATCAAATTGGTTTATCACATTAGAATAGACCGAGGTTAACTCATAAAAGTCATTTTCAGAAATAGCACCATACACAACAGCAGTATTTGCTGAAAGTGATGGGTCATCCATTATATCATTCAAATTGGCGGTAAAATCCAAAGCCAAAGTTGATGTACTTCCATCTGACAATCTATATTGTTGGTTTAAGTTAACAAGCACTTGAGGTGGTAATGCTCCTCCAACAAACTGTACCGTATTTCCTGTCGAAGATCCAGTGAAGTTTGCAGTCCATGTTGTTCCAGTTGCAGGGTTTAATCCAACTGTTAGTGGGTCAACGTTCGCAATAACCTTAATACTCCAAGAAGGTCCTGCGTCATAACCAGATAGACCTAATACTCTTGTTACAAAAAGTTGGTTAGATTGTTGTAAATATGATTTTGCAATATATGCCGCCTCATATTTTGGGATTTGTGTGTTTATAAATTTTGTAGGTTCAGTCCCCCCAAAATATGCTTGAAACTCATCGTAGTTTGTGATAAAGATAGGTTCAAAAGCGGGGCCTTTAATTGTTTCTCCCACTAAACCTAACGTAGTAACACCTACACTTTGAGCAACAAATGATAAGTCAGTTTCAGACGTATATACTCCAGGCGATACGTATACCTTTTGATTTACTTGTGTTGCTTGAAAAAACATAGTTCAAAATTATTGTTAGCAAATTTATTTTAATGATAAATATTCATATCTATGTGAAAAAACTTGACTTTTGAATATCTATTTGTAAGTAGTATGAATTTATTCTACCTTTTTTCTGCCCATGAAAACAACCAAAGAAATAAAGAATATCAAAATATCCCCTGAATCACATGAGATATTAAAAAAGTACTGCGAAAAGCGTGGGATAAAAATTTATAAGTTTTTGGAAAATCTTATAATGGAGAAGTGTAAAGAAAAGAAAGATATCTATGGTGAGGATTAAACCAACTGGGATTCAAACTTGATTGTTGATTCCAAAGTGTTATTATCCTTAACCACCTCAATCCTTAAGATATCATTTGTTGTGATTTGAATTTCAGACACATCACTACCGTAATAGTCATCATTTATATAGACATCAAAACTTTCAACATTAGTTGTTCCGAGTAAAGTCATGTTGGCACGAAAATCAATTATTTCACTTAAAGTGTTATTTCCAACAATAAATAAAAAATTAGATAAGAAATCGTCAGGGTTTTCAGGGAACTTTGGTCTTCTTCTTTTTAATACTGTGGTATCCAATTCCATAATTTGGGCAACCCTTGAAATTGCAGGTTTGACTTGAAATTCTTCTTCGTCAATCAAATACCCTAACATAGTGAAGTCATAATTCTGAATGAAATATTTTCTAGAGTCTAAGGTCGTCTGAGATTCATCAGAAATATTATTAAGAATGATTGGAACATATTGTCCTTTAATAAAAGTGTAAGCCTGTCTTGAAGAAAACTTTTGCATTACAACTTTATTAAGTTGATTCAACTCTCTCATTCTATTACAGATAATCTTAACACTATAATTAATGTCTACGGGAACTGGCTGTGGGATTGTGTATATATCCATACCTTGTTCATTACCATTCCAAGTTGGAACTGATGCGTAATAAAATTGTTTTCTATTTGGAATAGTATATTGTAACGCAGGATTTGTTCCAAACTTAACCTCAGGTTGTCTAACCACAGTTATGAATGGAGGTTCGGGATTGAAGTCAAGATTTGTGAATAATGCGGTTTCAGTATATTGAGCCCAATTTTGAGTCGTAATAATAATATCCAACATAGGAATGATTTTCCCTGCGGTTACAACCTGTAGGTCTTCCTTAACAAAATCAAGCATACCTCTATCCAAATCAGCATGTAATACTGACTTAGGTAAATAAGTTCCATCTTTATTTATAAACTCAAGAAGTTGTTCTCTTCTTGCAGATAAAGTTTTCTTTGGAACTAAAGGTAATGTAGGTTTTACTTGTTTTGGTAATGCCATTTTATTTTTCTTCTAAGTTTTCAGAGTTATCGTGTCCACATTTATGACACATATATGGGTCGTCTCCTCCGTCAGATAATTCCCAAGACCATCCACAATTATCACAAATAACGTCACCATCCACAACGGCTTCAATAATTTTATTTAATTGTGATTCAGTTATTATGTATCTCATTATATTCCTCTAAATTCGTTTTCACTCACATAAGTTGCGATTATAGTCCTATAAAAAGGTTTGTAACCAGCATACGTATGTTTATTATCAGATTTTACAAATCCATCATCGACAACAGAATAATACCTAACTCGGTCTTCAGATTCATAATATCCAAAATAATCACCCATAAAGATTTCAACACCTAAATCATCTAAAGTTTTTTGATATATACTAAACTTCATGTTACCAGGCTCTTGTTGCTCCACCTTGGAATTTCCAAGTACTTTATTAGTTGGTGCCATAACTTGTACCAAACCCTTCAATTCAACAGGGGCAAGAAATTGAATACCGTCTTCCAACACCTCACCATAAACATCGTCAGTTTTTGTTTTTCTTCTATCAATACGATAAAGGATTACAGTAAAATTCATATCACCGATTAACCACTCCTCACCCATACCGATGTCCAAAGCATAATCCTCAGACCCAAAAAATTTACCTAATCTTGTTATTGGAACTAATTTTTCTCCCATTATATATTTGTTTAATTATGAAAAGGGTAATATAACCTATATTGATAAATACTCAGTTTATAACTATATTTTAACTAAATATTTTTCTTATAGATGGATATAAGTTTAGAATCAAAAGCATTATCCCTATTGGAATCTTATGAAGGAGGAAACAATTATTTACTTGAACTAAAAAGGAAGTCTCAATTAAACAAAAGGTTCTATCCAACAAGAAGCCAATCGGATTACATTATAAATAACCATAACACTCAACCTAAGGTTGCTAAAAAGTGGGTTATATTAGATGCCTACTTCGCAAAGAAGTTAGCTGACGATAAATTATATACCGTAATTCCCGAAAAA